TTCAGGGGAGCTGATTCAGAAGGGAGGCTGGCAACCTTTGGGGAGGCCGCCAGCCATGTGAGGGGAATCCATGAAAACCACATCACAAAATTATTATCTCATCACCGCGGGGGCAGCACAATGCAGCTGACGATCACACCGAATTTTGCACAGGAACGCGCGCTTAACATGTTGCGCCGGGACTGGAAGGCAAACGACACCTTCATGGTGTACTCGCCAACCGGCAGCGGCAAAACGGGGCTGGCCGCTTTCATTGTCGCCGGGTTCGTCAGCCGCGGCATGCGCGTTCTGTTCTGCGCGCCATACACCATCTTGATCGGTCAGACAGCAAATCGCTTTGTTGAATATGGCCTGCCGGGTGGTGAAATTGGCTATATCTGGGCGGATCATCCGAATTACGATCCGTCTCTGAAAATCCAGATTGCCAGCGCTGATACGCTTATTCGCCGCGTGTTCCCTGACAACATCGATCTGCTGATTATCGACGAAGCGCACCTGCGTAAAAAACGCATCCTGCAGGATATCGAACGCCTGCGCGCTAAAGGCGTGAAAGTGATTGGCCTTTCAGGTACGCCGTTTTCACCGTTCCTGGGAAAATACTATGACCGCCTCATTAAGCCGACCACCATCGGCGAGCTGATCCAGCGCGGGGACCTGAGCAAATACGAGTTTTACGCGCCCACTAAGCCGGATCTGAAAGGCGTCAAATCGGCTCCATCACTGGAGTTCGGCAGCGATTACAACGAGACGCAGCTGGCCGAGATTATGTGCGGCTCCACGCTGGTGGGCGATATCGTTCAGAACTGGCTGGAGCATGGCCGGGATCTGCCGACAATCGCGTTCTGCGTGAACGTAGCCCACGCCAATTTCCTGACCATCCGGTTTAAACAGGCTGGCGTTAACGCTGAGGTTATGACCGCCGACACCCCGGTGGAGGATCGCCAGACCATAATTCATCGCTTCGAGACTGGTGCCACGAAAATCATCGTGAGCGTGGGCGTCCTGGTGGCCGGTTTCGACAGCGACGTTCGCTGCATCATTTACGCCAGGCCAACCAAAAGCGAAATTCGCTGGCTGCAGGCGCTGGGCCGCGGTCTGCGCACCGCGCCGGGCAAAGAGTCCTGCCTCATCTTCGATCACAGCGGCACCGTACACCGCCTGGGTTATCCGGATTCCATCGAGTATGACGATCTGCCCGGCAAATCAGATGGTATGGAAGAAAGCGCGCGCCGCGCAGCTGAAGAACGCGAAGAGAAGCTGCCACACGAGTGCTCGCAATGCCATTACATGAAACCAGCTGGTGTCTATGTCTGCCCGAAATGCGGACACAAGCCGCTGGCCGGTGAAGATATCGATACAGACACCGGGCGCAAGCTTAAAAAGCTGGGCACCGAACAGCGCCAGCCCACAAAGGCCGAGAAACAGGCCTGGTGGAGCCAGATTAAGTTTTACCAGCGTCAACGTGAATCTCTGGGCAAAAAGCCCGTAAGCGATGGGTGGTGTAAGCACACTTTTCATGATCGCTTCGGAGAGTGGCCCAACGGCCTGAGCGACTACCCGATGGACATCACCCCTACTGTTTCGAACTTCATCAGGCACAAACAGATCGCCTTTGTGAAAGGGAAGGCTAAACGCCAGCAGGATGTAGCAGCAGAACCTGCGACTTCCCGTATTCGCCACGCGCATAACACGATTAACGAAATCAGGCAGCAGTTAGGGAAACAAGCATGAAGACGGCAGCAGCGGCTAAAGGCCAGTGGGCCATGATTTTTGAACATTATGGGCTTCCGCCGATCACCGGCAAAAACCACTTCAAAGGCAAATGCCCGCTATGTGACTCAATTGGTAAGTTCCGTATCGATGATCGTGACGGTGCCGGCACCTGGATCTGTACCTGCGGCAGCGGTGATGGATTAAAACTGGTTACGCAAACCCAGGGCAAACCCTTCAATGAGATCTGCCGTGAAATCGACGAGCTGATCGGCAATACCTTTGCTCGGGAAAAAATACCGGTCACCAGTAACGCTGGCAGCCTGCGCAAAAGGGTGATCAGTAAGTTTTCGAAGCTTGCACCGCTGCGCGGCACGTCCGGCGCTGAGTATCTCAGCTCCCGTGGTGTCTACCAGCTTCCGCAGGACGCTATCAGATTCAACGACCATGAGCGCTACGGCGGAAAGGTTTTCCAGAGCCTGTATTCACTGGCAACAGATGACAAGGGCGAGCTTTGCTATCTGCACAGAACCTTGCTGGACGGAAACCGGAAGGCTCAGTTGAAAGATTCATCAGGGGCGAAGCGTCAAAAATCACTTCAGGAAGAAAGTTACCTGGATCACGCCCGTTCGGTGGCGATCCGTATGTTCCCAGTTTCCACCACGCTGGGCATCGCCGAGGGCATCGAAACAGCCCTGTCAGCGCACCAGCTTTACGGGGTCAACACCTGGGCAACTATGACCAGCGGATTCATGAAGAAATTCCGTGTGCCGGCTGGCGTGAAGAACTTCATCATTTTTGCAGACCGTGACGTCAACAGTGCTACCGGTTTAGCGGCTGCTATGGAATGTGCTCATGCCAATTTGATGGCAAAAAACGACCTCGAAAAGGTCAGTATCTACTGGCCGGATAATGGGGACTTTAACGACATGCTCATGAACGGCGATCAGGTTCGTGAAATGGTTTTCTATAAAAAACAGCAGGTGGCCGCATGAAACTGGAAGCAGCACTTAAACATTTTAGCCCTCAGGGAATGCATATCAGCGACGACGTAAAAGGAACCTCTTCGGATCGTCTCACCGGCACTGATGTTATGGCGGCGATTGGTACCACCAGCAGCCGTGCGCGCTTCGGCCTGGCTGCTTTCTTCGGAAAGGCTGGCATCAGCAAAACAGATGAACAGCTCGCGGTTCAGGCGCTGGCCCGTTATGCGATGGATTCCGCTCCAAAGAATGTGCGTAAAGCAGCTGGTGGTGAGTTCGGCTGGTGCATGCAGGTCCTGGCGCAATTTGCCTTTGCTGATTATTCCCGTTCGGCGGCCACCAGCGCGGCGTGCAGCAGCTGCGGCGGTACCGGTTTTAAGTCCCAGCTCGAGGATGTAATCAAGCACCCTGGGATTTTCGATGCAGACGGCGCTGAAGTTGTGGCCCCGAAGGTTAAGCGTGAGCTGGTGAAGCGTACATGCAGTACCTGCGAAGGAAAGAGGGTGATCCATGCCCGTTGCCGCTGCGGAGGTAAAGGCGAGGTCCTCGACCGTGCCGCGACGAAGGAAAAGGGGGCCCCGGTGTTTAAAACCTGTGGCCGCTGCTCTGGTAATGGCTTCTCTGTTGTCTCTTCTGCCACGGCACACCGAGCCATTCTGAAGCGTCTCCCGGATCTCCATCAGTCCTCATGGTCACGAAACTGGAAACCATTCTATGAAATGCTGGCAGACACGCTGCGCCAGGGAGAGCGGCAAGCCGCTGTAGAATTCGAGAAGGCTACAGCTTATTAATGTGTTCGGAACAAATAGCGACATTTTATTGCACGATAGCGTTGACTTTGCATAAAGTTGTCCTGTATGCTTTCCATCGTGGGATATTACGCCTACACGACATCAAACCCGCCTCTGTGCGGGTTTTTTTATGCCTGTAATTCTTCGCGCCACGCTCGGCGCAATTCAACCACAGAGCCTTTCAGGGGTGAGCCATAGGGAACGGTCGGTGTGACTGTCTCTGTGGGCCGATCATTCCTGAGCGCTGGCTCACCCGCTAAAAGGAAAGTCACTATGTTCAATATCTTTAAAAAGAAAGCGCGCAAGGCCGTCGTGGAAGTTAAGAAGATGGAAAACCGCGACGCGGTCGAGGCCACTGTATGGGGTGCGTATTCCATCGCTTACGCCGATGGCACCTGCGACGCGAAAGAAATTTCTGTGCTGGAGAAAACAATCTCTGCGCTGCCGGCTTTCGCCCCGTTCGCTGGTGAGATCGCGCAGATGAGCAGCAATATTCGCGCTCGTTACGAAGCTTCCCCGCGCTCTGCAAATGCCCAGGCGCTGCGTGAGCTGCAGGACGTGGCTGGCACTTCAGATGCGGTTGATGTGCTCTGTCTGTGTCTGGATGTGGCGGATAACGACGGGATCGGTGAAGAAGAAGAGAAGCAGCTGAAGAAAATCGCTCAGGCGCTTCAGCTTCCGCTGGATCAGTATCTGTGATCGGTAATATCCGCTGGGCCGCCGCCGGGGTGCTTTTATTCCTCGTGGTGGCTATCGACTTCACCAGCAAAATGATGTCCATCCTTGCTGATGGTGTGCTAGTGGCCGGAGTTATTGCGCTGCTCTGGCCCCTGATTAAATCCAGTAAATAACACTGTGCAAAAGGTCATTCCGATGGCCTTTGACAGAGTGACACCCAGCCGCATAGCGGCATTCTTTCCCCTCATATTGAGAGGATTCACAGCACTGAGGGGGACCAATGTCCGATCCAATTTCCGGCACGGGGTTAGCCGGTGGCACCCTGGCGGGGGCAAGCGTTTATGGACTGCTGACCGGGACCGATTACGGTGTAGTTTTTGGCGCATTTGCAGGGGCGGTATTTTATATCGCCACGGCAGCCGACCTGGGCGCAGCACGCCGACTTGCTTATTTTATCGTGTCCTATATCGCTGGCATTCTGTGCTCCGGCCTGGTCGGGTCGAAGCTGGCTAACCTGACCGGTTACAGCGACAAACCCCTGGACGCCATTGGTGCCGTTATCGTTTCTGCTTTAGCCGTCAAAATCCTGACGTTCCTGAATAACCAGGATGTCGGCTCGCTGGTGGCGCTGATAACGCGCCGGGGAGGTTCAGGTGGTTCTAAATGACCCGACAGCAACTATCAACGCGCTGATCTGCGCTGGCGTAGTTCTGACTCTGATGTTTTACCGCCGGGGTGATTCACGGCATCGCCCGTGGGTTTCCCGCCTGGCATGGCTGATTACTGTGACGTACAGCGCCGTGCCACTGGCCTACCTTTGCGGCATTTATCCTCATTCATCGTGGGCCACCATTGGGGCCAACGTTCTTTTCCTTTCCGTGCTGGTGGCCGTCAGGGGCAACGTTGCGCGTCTGGTTGATCAACTGAGGCACTAATGAACCAATCACAGTTTCAAAAGGCGGCTGGTATCAGCGCCGAATTAGCTGCGCGCTGGTATCCACATATGGACGCAGCAATGAAAGAGTTCGGCATCACCGCAGTTAACGATCAGGCCATGTTCATCGCGCAGCTGGGCCACGAATCAGCAGGTTTCACTTCGCTGGTGGAGAACTTCAACTACTCGGTCGACGGCCTGAAGAAAACCTTCGGTAAACGTCTGACGCCGTATCAGTGCGAGATGCTGGGCCGGGTCGACAATAAGCAGGTCGCCCACCAGCCGCAGATCGCTAACCTGGTATACGGTGGACGCATGGGCAACATCGCCGAGGGCGACGGCTGGAAATATCGTGGCCGTGGTCTGCTGCAGATCACCGGACGCGAGAACTACACCAAATGTGGCGCGGCGCTGAAGCTGGATCTGGTGAGCACGCCGGAGTTGCTGGTGCAGGAACGACACGCTGCTCGGTCGGCGGCCTGGTTCTTTGCGTTACTCGGCTGCCTGCTTTACTCCGGCGATATTGTGCGGGTCACGCAGATCATCAACGGCGGGCAGAATGGACTGGCTGACCGCAAGGTGCGTTACAGCCGGGCGCAGGCGGCCCTGTCATGAAGCTGCGTTACGTTCTGCTGGCGCTGGTGGTCGCTGTCTCGGTTACCGGGGCGATCGCCTGGCGTTCTGGCTGGAGTGCGCACGCTGACCATATCAACGCGCTGGCGGCAAAGAAGAAGGAAAAAGCCGAGAAGATTATTCAGCCGGTAGAGGGGAAAGCCGCTGCGGCTACCGCCGAGAGCAAAGTGATCTACCGAACCATTACACGCGACGTGGTGAAATATGTTCAATCTCCGGATCGTACTGTGTGCCAGTTTGACGATGCTGCTGTGCAGCTGCGCCAGCGTGCCATCGACGCTGCCAACTCCATCAGCGGATTTGATGCAGGAGCCGTGCAGGGGAAGTAACGCTGGCACCAATAGCGATGACGATCTGCAGGCTGATATCGAGACTGCGGAATGCCTGCGCCAGTTGCGCCTCGATAAGTATCGCTGGCAGGCCTGGTATAACGCCGTTAAGTGAGCAGCCCCAGGCGCTTTAAAGCAGAGCGCCTGATGATGTTCTCCACTCTGCATAACACGGTTAGCCACGCTGTGAAGCGTCGCGAAGCTGGTCCATCAACCCACAGGTAAATCAATGAGCGAAGCAAAACCGCAGGATGGCAGCACTGTTAAGGGCTACCGCGAGCTCTCCTTTGGAGAGATAGGCAAGATGAACCAGTTTAAGGATCTCAGCCGCCAGTTTATTAAGTTGCTGCGTGAGCATGTAGGTGATGTAAAACGCACTCCTCACGACTGGGAAGCTATTGAGTGGATACGCCAGGCAGAGCTCGATATGAAGCGAGCCTGTATGGCCGCATGCCGTGCGGTAGCGAGACCAGACGACGATTGCTAACTAATTCGTGAGATAAGCAGCATGTGGTGTACTGGCTGGCATCTTAACTGGCAGCGCTTTCGTTATTGGCGGAGTCAAATCGGATTCGAGAGGGCATTTTACAAGCTGAAAGAAGAGGCGCATCGCGGCGACCTCGGTAAGTTTCGGCGGTAAGCCATTAAAAAGCTCATCTGCTGGTGGGCTTGATAATGGCTATAGCGGATAAATCATAGATATACCCCACAGGGGTTAAAACGGAGTCGGAAATTATGCCGCCACGCACACCAAAGGCTTGTCGCGTTCGCGGCTGCCGATCGACAACAACTGACCCATCAGGCTACTGCGACGCGCATAAGGGTGAAGGCTGGAAACAGTACAAGCCAGGGCAGACACGACACCAGCGTGGTTACGGCACAAAGTGGGAGGGCATACGCGAGCGGATCCTGAAGCGTGACAAAGGACTGTGCCAAGATCACCTGAAGCAGGGCGTCGCTAAGTCAGCTTCATGCGTTGACCACATCATCCCAAAGGCGCACGGCGGCACCGATGATGACGCCAACCTGCAGAGTCTGTGCTGGTCCTGCCACGCCAAGAAGACCGCGCGCGACCGCATCAAATGATACCGATTCTCATTTGCATCGATCCGGGGGGAGGGGGTGGTCAAATCCCTGCGGCCGACCGCCTTCCGGACTGCCCGCCTCCTCGTTTTTTTATACCCGCGAAAAATCAAATTTAACCAGGAGTGTCGCTTATGGCTGGAACGGCGGGGCGTTCCGGGCGCCGCCCAAAGCCAACGGCGCGCAAGGAGCTGGCCGGGAATCCCGGCAAGCGAGCCCTGAATAAAGAAGAGCCGGTTTTCACTCCCATTAAAGGTGTGGACCCGCCGGACTGGTTTGCAGAAGACGATGGTCTGCCAATGGCAACCGTCATGTGGGAACTGACAACGAAAGAGTTATGCGGCCAGGGCCTGCTCTGCGTTACCGATCTCGCTGTGCTCGAGCGCTGGTGCGTTGCTTATGAGTTCTGGCGCCGCGCAGTAAAGAACATCGCGAAAGACGGGCTTACCATCAACGGCGCGATGGGCGGGAAGATAAAGAACCCTGAGCTGACCGCGAAGAAAGAACAGGAATCGGAGATGAGTTCTACCGGTTCGATGCTGGGCCTCGACCCCAGCAGCCGCCAGCGCCTGGTCGGGCTTGCTGGTCAGAAGAAAACCTCCAACCCATTCCTAAAGATGATCAGCTCATGAGCCGGAAATCGTATCCCAACGTTAACGCCGCGAATCAGTATGCCCGCAACGTTGTGCGGGGGAAGATCCCGGCGTGCCAGTATGTCATTCAGGCCTGCCAGCGCCATATCGACGATATGGCTCAGGAGAAAAGCCGTAAATTCCGGTACCGCTTTGACAAAGACATTGCGGAGAAGGCCGCGAAGTTTATTCAACTGCTGCCGCACACCAAAGGGGAGTGGGCATTCAAGCGGATGCCGATCACCCTGGAGCCCTGGCAGCTCTTTATCATCTGCTGTGCCTTTGGCTGGGTGCAGAAGGGGACAAGGCTTCGCCGTTTCCGGGAGGTTTATACCGAGATCCCCCGCAAGAATGGCAAGTCGGCGATATCTGCCGGCGTGGCGCTGTACTGCTTCACCTGTGACAACGAGTTCGGTGCTGAGGTCTACTCTGGCGCCACAACGGAAAAGCAGGCGTGGGAAGTGTTCCGGCCTGCGCGCCTGATGTGCAAGCGCACCCCGCTGCTGGTGGAGGCGTTCGGCATCGAGGTCAACGCTTCAAACCTGAACCGGCCGGAAGATGGCGCCCGCTTCGAGCCGCTGATCGGCAACCCCGGCGACGGGGCCTCGCCCCACTGCGCGATAGTCGACGAATATCACGAACATCCGACCGATGCGCTGTACACCACAATGCTGACGGGCATGGGTGCCCGCCGACAGCCGCTGATGTGGGCGATCACCACCGCGGGTTATAACATCGAGGGGCCTTGCTACGACAAACGGCGCGAAGTGATTGAGATGCTGAATGGCTCGGTGCCCAACGAGGAGCTGTTCGGCGTGGTTTACACAGTCGATGAAGGTGACGACTGGACCGACCCGAAGGTGCTGGAGAAGGCAAACCCGAATATGGGGGTGTCGGTTTACCGCGACTTCCTGCTGAGCCAGCAACAGCGCGCTATCAATAATGCCCGCCAGGCGGGCGTGTTCAAAACGAAGCACCTCAATATCTGGGTGGCTGCCCGGGCCGCATTCTTCAACCTGGTGTCCTGGCAGAACTGCGAAGACAAGACGCTGACGCTGGAACAGTTCGAGGGGCAACCCTGTGTGCTGGCGTTCGACCTGGCGCGCAAACTGGATATGAACAGCATGGCACGCCTGTTTACCCGGGAAATCGACGGGAAGACGCATTACTACTGCGTGGCACCGCGCTTCTGGGTGCCATATGACACGGTATACAGCGTCGAGAAAAACGAGGATCGCCGTACAGCTGAGCGCTTTCAGAAATGGGTTGAGATGGGGTTACTGACGGTAACTGACGGGGCGGAGGTGGATTACCGCTACATCCTTGAAGAGGCGAAAGCGGCAAATAGACTGAACCCGGTCAGTGAGTCACCGATTGACCCGTTTGGCGCTACCGGGCTTTCACACGATCTGGCCGATGAAGAGCTGAATCCCGTCACCATCATCCAGAACTACACCAACATGTCTGACCCGATGAAGGAGCTGGAAGCCGCCATTGAGTCGGGCCGTTTTCATCACGACGGCAACCCCATCATGAGCTGGTGTATCAGCAACGTCGTGGGGAAGTATCTGCCTGGTAACGACGATGTGGTTAAGCCCATCAAAGAGCAGAACGAAAACAAAATCGACGGCGCGGTTGCGCTGATTATGACTATTGGGCGGGCAATGCTCAAAGAGCCTGGCAATTTCCTCTCATCCCTTGATCCGGACGATGACCTTCTAATTTTATGAAATCACTCATTACTGATGTTATCGGGCTGGCCGGGTACGGCCTGCTCACGGCCGGATTTTACCTGCAGTTCGGGTTGGCTCCGGCACTGATGTTCTCCGGCGGGCTCCTGCTGGTGGGTGCCCTGGCGATGGCCAGAAGGGGGAAGCGTGCTCTTTGACTCTCTGTTCAGAAGTGAATCTCTTGAGAACCCAGCCACGCCAATCAGCGGTGAGCTGGTAGAAGCCGACGGGTTGTTTGCCGCTGACGTTTACGTTAGCCCTGAGACGGCGATGAAGCTCGCAGCGGTGTATGCCTGCATTTACGTACTGTCCTCGAATCTCGCCCAGATGCCGCTGCATGTCATGCGAAAGCACAACGGCAAGGTCGAGCCGGCGAGGGATCACCCGGCGTTTTATCTGGTACATGATGAGCCGAACACCTGGCAGACCAGCTATAAGTGGCGCGAACTGAAGCAACGCCACATCCTCGGCTGGGGCAACGGCTACACCTGGGTCAAGCGCAGCCGCCGCGGAGAAGTCACCTCCCTGGACTGCTGTATGCCCTGGGAAACGACCCTGATTAATACTGGAGGACGCTACACCTACGGCGTTTATAACGAAGAGGGAGCTTTCGCCATCAGCCCTGATGACATGATCCACATCCGGGCGCTGGGGAATAACCAGAAAATGGGCCTCAGCCCGGTGATGCAGCATGCCGAAACGATCGGCATGGGCATGAGCGGGCAGAAGTATACGGAAAGCTTCTTCAGCGGCAATGCCCGTCCGGCGGGGCTCGTATCCGTAAAGACAGCTTTAGATAAAACCAGCTGGGACAGGTTGAAAGAGCAGTGGCGGAAGGCGGCGCAGGCGTTACGCAGCCAGGAAAACAAAACCATGCTGTTGCCTGCGGATCTGGATTACAAGGCGCTTACCGTGTCGCCGATTGATGCCCAGATCATAGACATGTCAAAGCTTAACCGCTCGATGATTGCCGGGATCTTTAACGTGCCGGCACACATGATTAACGACCTGGAAAAAGCCACCTTCAGCAACATTACGCAGCAGGCCATTCAGTTTGTCCGCTACTCGATGATGCCCTGGGTGACGAACTGGGAGCAGGAGCTTAACCGCCGCCTGTTTACCCGCGCCGAGCTGGCCGCCGGGTATTACGTCCGGTTTAACCTTACTGGCCTGTTACGCGGTACCCCGCAGGAACGCGCGCAGTTCTACCACTTTGCGATCACCGATGGCTGGATGAGCCGCAACGAAGCCCGCGCTTTCGAGGATATGAACCCGGTCAACGGCCTGGATGAAATGCTCGTCAGCGTCAACGCCGCCAACCCGGTGGACGATTTCAAAACCACCAAAACCGAAAAGGAAAAAACCGATGAGTGATCGCGAGACTCGCTGTTACAGCGGTGAGGTCCGTGCCGAACAGCTGGGGGAACAGCCCACGCGCATTATCGGTTACGGATCGGTGTTTAACAGCCGCTCCGAACCCCTCTGGGGATTCCGCGAGATTATTAAGCCCGGCGCTTTCGATGACGTGCTGGGCGACGATATCCGTGGGCTGTTTAACCATGACCCGAACTTTATCCTTGGGCGCAGCGCTTCCGGTACGTTGAGCGTCAGCGTCGATGATAAAGGGCTTCGCTACGACATCGCTGCCCCTGACACCCAGACCATTCGTGATCTGGTGCTGGCGCCGATGATGCGCGGCGATATTACTCAGTCGTCTTTCGCATTCCGGATCGCCCACGACGGTGAGCACTGGTACCAGGACGATGAGGGTATCGTCATTCGCGAGATTAACCGCTTTTCCCGGCTCTTTGATGTAAGCCCGGTGACCTATCCGGCCTATCAGGATGCCGATTCCGGAGTTCGCTCCATGAAAGCCTGGCAGGAGGCGCGCGACAGCGGCGCGCTGGCGCAAGCCATTAATCAACGAACGGCGCGCGAGCGCATGCTGACTCTTCTTAACGCGTAAGGAAAAACCATGAAATTGCATGAACTGAAGCAGAAACGTAACACCATCGCCCGTGAAATGCGTGCGCTGCATGAGGGTATCCCTGAAAACACCGCCTGGACTGAGGAGCAGCGCACTCAGTGGAATAAAGCAAAACACGAGCTGGATGCGCTCGACGAACAAATCGGTCGCGAAGAAGAGCTGCGCCGTCACGATCAGGCCTACGTTGACGAGCAGGAGCCGGAGCAGCGTCAGCGCCAGATTAACCCGGAGAAGCAGGCAGATGAGCGCCGCGCCGCAGCATTTGATCGCCTTCTGCGCCACGGCTTCGGTGAGCTGACTGCCGAAGAGCGACAGGCCGTTAAAGAGCTTCGCGCTCAGGGCACCACCCCTGACGATAAGGGCGGCTATACCGTACCCACCCAGATGCGTAACACCATCATCGATGCGATGAAGGCTTACGGCGGGATCGCGAGCGTTGCACAGATTCTCAATACCTCGAACGGTCAGGATATTACCTGGTCCACTTCCGACGGTACCTCTGAAGAAGGCGAACTGCTCGCAGAAAACTCTGCGGCCAGTGAAGGTGATGTGACGTTCGGCACGGCGATCCTGGGTGCCAAAAAGCTGTCATCCAAAATCATCCGCGTCTCCAACGAACTGCTGCAGGACAGCGGCGTTGATATCGAGGCCTACCTGGCAGGGCGTATCGCACAGCGTATTGGCCGCGGAGAGGCTAAATATCTGGTGCAGGGCACGGGAGCTGGCACACCGCTGCAGCCAAAGGGTCTGGCGGCTTCAGTAACCGGGACCGTCTCTGCGGCAGCAGCGGCAACATTCACCTGGCAGGAAATGAACAGCCTGAAGCATGCCATTGATCCGGCATATCGCGGCGGACCTAAATTCCGCTGGGCGTTTAATGACGGTACGCTTCAGGTAATTGAAGAGATGGTTGATGATCAGAAACGCCCGCTGTGGCTGCCTGATGTTGTTGGCGGTTCCCCGGCGACCGTTCTGGGTATTCCGTATGTGATCGATCAGGCAATTGATGCGGCAGCGGCCAGTAAGAAATTCATTTTCCTGGGGGATTTTAACCGCTTCATCGTTCGCCGCGTTTCCTATATGACCCTGAAGCGCCTGGTTGAGCGTTACGCCGAATACGATCAGACGGCGTTCCTGGCGTTCCACCGCTTCGACTGCGTACTGGAGGATACTGCCGCCATCAAGGCGCTGCAGGGCAAACCGGCTACACCGTAATTATTAACCTGCTTTATATGATGCCGCGTAAGCGGTTTTTTTTATGCCCGTCATCCGGCGGGCATGGAGATTTATATGCTGCTCAAACTGAGTGAAATTAAGCTCCAGCTGCGGCTGGAGGACGATTACACCGAAGAGGATGAGTTGCTGACGGTGATAGGCAGTGCGGTTCAGGCCAGAACGGTGAGCTTTCTAAATCGGACTCTGTATGCAGCAGATGCTGGCGTCCCGGATACCGATCCTGACGGGCTGGTTATGACGGACGAGATCCGGCTGGGGATGTTGCTGCTGGCCACCCACTTTTACGAAAACCGCTCATCTGTTTCAGAAGTCGAAAAAACAGAGATGCCGCAGTCATTCACCTGGCTTGTCGGCCCTTATCGGTTCATACCGCTATGAAACTTCGCCAGGCGCAAACCAGCGCGACCTACCTGCTGCCCGATCCGGGTGAGCTGGATAAACGGGTGCTGCTCCGGAAACGGGTCGATGTGCCAGCGGCTGATCTCGGTACCCGTCCTGATTACCCCGTGTCTTTTCCGGTCTGGGCAAAGGTTGTCCAGACCAGTGCAACCACTTACCAGGAAACGGCCCAGACCGATAATGCGATCACGCACTACATCACCGTTCGCTGGCGCCGCGGGATCACCAGTGATTTCGAAGTGGTGCAGGGTGAGCAGGTGTACCGCGTCAGACGGGCCCGCGACCTGAACAGTAAGCGGCGTTATCTGCTGCTCGAGTGTACCGAACTGGGAATTGAGACAGCAACAACCGGAGGGAACGGTAATGGCAACTCCCTTTTTTCACGTTGATATTCAGCAGCCCAAAGAGATGCGTTTCAACCGGGCGCGCGTCCGCCGGGCCTTCATCCATATCGGTCAGCGACATATGCGTGACGCCCGCCGCCTGGTGATGAAACGGGGGCGGTCGGAGCCCGGCGAAAACCCCGGGTACCAGAGCGGCCGTCTGGCGAAATCCATCGGCTACATGGTGCCCAGGGCCAGCAAGAGCCGGCCGGGGTTTATGACGCGTATCGCGCCTAACCAGCGAAACGGGCAGGGTAACCGGCTCATCACCGGCGACTTCTACCCGGCATTCCTGTTCTACGGCGTGCGGGGAGGCGCAAAACGTCGGCGCGGCCACCATCGGGGTGCATCCGGGGGTAATGGCTGGCGGCTGGCACCACGTAACAACTTCATGGTCGAAACGCTCCAGAGAAACAGCACCTGGACGCGCTACTACCTGGCGCGCGAGCTGCGCCTCTCACTCAAACCGGAGAAACGTCGTCGATGAAACTGACGCCCGTTATTGCCACCCTGCGCGCCCACTGCCCTTTATTTCAGAACCGGGTGGCCGGTGCCGCGCAATTTAAGGATCTGCCGGAGGTCGGCAAGATGCTGCTGCCGGCGGCGTATGTTGTGCCGGGCGATGATTCGCCGGGCGAACAGAAAAGCCAGACGGATTACTGGCAGACGCTGCGTGAGGGCTTCTCTGTAATCGTGTTCGTCAGTAACAGCCGGGACGAACGCGGCCAGTTTGCTTCTTTCGACGTGGTTCACGAGGTTCGCCAGGCGCTATTCAAAGCGCTGCTTGGCTGGAACCCGGAAGAACACGGCAACCCGATCATCTATGACGGCGGCACGCTGCTGGATGTGAACCGTCACGAGTTGAGTTATCAGTTCGACTTCGTTGTTGAAACTGAACTGACAGAAGACGATACCCGGCAGCAGGACGAGCTGAGCGCGCTGGATGAGTTCAAAACCCTGTCCATTGATGTTGATTTTATCGATCCGGGCCAGGGGCCGGACGGTGAGATCGAACACCACATAGAAATCAACCTTCCCACCTGAGGAAAACCATGTTTGTAAAACCGAAAAACGGGCGGTCTGTCCATGACCCGGCCCGGGGCGACCTTTTGCCTGAGGAAGGGCGAAACGTTGAAGACAGCCAGTACTGGTACCGTCGGGAAATCGACGGGGATATTGAAATTGTTCAGCCGGTGAAAGGCGGCGAACCGGAAAATAAGGCGAGCACTAAATGACTGTATCGATGAACACCATCCCGTCTGATCTCCGCGTTCCGCTGTTTTATGCAGAGATGGACAACAGCGCGGCTAATACGGCCCAGACCAGCGCTCCTTCGCTGCTGATTGGTCATGCTAACGCTGGCGCCAGCATTGCAACTAACCAGCTGGTATTCATGCCGTCAGCAGATTACGCGGTTCGTGTGGCTGGTGCCGGTAGCCAGCTGGCGCGCATGGTTGAGGCGTACCGGAAAACCGACCCCTTCGGTGAACTCTGGGTTATCGCGGTGCCGGAGCCTACCGGAACGGCAGCAACGGTCACCCTGACGGTAACGGGATCTGCCCTGGCTGCAGGCGTGGTGACGATTTATATCGGTAACCGCCGCATTCAGGCGGCCGTCAGTGCGAGTGATGCTGTGGCAGCTATTGCCACATCTATTGCCAACGCCATTACGGCTGACGGGCGCACCCCATTTACGGCCGCAGCTGCAGCAGGTGTTGTTACGCTGACGGCGCGACATAAGGGCACCTGGGCAAACGACATCCCGGTGACGCTGAACTACTACGGTTTTAGCGGTGGCGAATCCCTGCCATCTGGCGTGAATATCGCGATCGCCACCGGCGCCGCAGGAACCGGCGCGCCAGTACTGACCGGAACGATCGCGGCGATGGGGGATGAGGCTTTCGATTATATCGGCCATCCGTTTAACGACACGGCGTCCGTTAACACCATCAGCCAGGAAATGAACGATACCAGCGGCCGCTGGAGCTGGTTACGCCAGATTTACGGCCACGTCTACACCGCAAAAATTGCCGTCGTGAGCGATCTGATTACCGTGGGGGACATGTTCAATGACCCGCATCTGACGATTGCCGGGTACGAAAAAACGGTGCAGTCCTGCGCCGATGAGCTGGCGGCCAGCCGCACCGCCCGCGCCGCAGTATTTCTGCGAATTGACCCGGCCCGCCCGACGCAAACCGGCGAACTGGTGGGCATGCTGCCCCCGCCGAGCGGTAAGCGCTTCATCAAGACCGAGCAGCAATCTCTTTTAACGCACGGGATCGCGACGGCTTACACCGAAGGGGGTGTGCTGCGCATTCAGCGTGACATCACGACCTATAAGAAAAACGCTTACAGCGTCGCCGATAACAGCTACCTGGACAGTGAAACGCTGCATACCAGCGCATACGTCCTGCGTCGCCTGAAGACGGTGATCACCAGTAAATACGGGCGCCATAAGCTGGCGAACGACGGTACCCGCTTTGGCCCCGGCCAGGCAATCGTCACCCCGGCGGTGATTAAAGGGGAGTTGCTGTCGACGTACAAACAGATGGAGCGCGAGGGGATCGTCGAAAACTACGACCTGTTTAAAGCGCACCTGATCGTTGAGCGCGATGCAAATGACCCGACCCGCATCAACGTGCTTTACCCACCTGATTACGTTAACCAGCTGCGTGTCTTCGCGCTGCTTAACCAGTTCCGTCTTCAGTATGCAGAGGAGAGCGCATAATGGCGCGCATTGCTGGTACGTGTTATTTCAAGATTGACGGTCAGCAGCTGTCGCTGACCGGCGGTATCGAGGTGCCCATGAACACCACGATCAACGATGACGTCATTGGCATGGCCGGTGACGTGGACCGGAAGGAGACTCACCGCGCGCCTTACGTGAAGGGCACCTTCAAGGTGCCGAAAGAGTTTCCGGTCAATAAGGTTACAACTTCAGACCAGATGACGATCACCACCGAGCTGGCGAATGGTCAGGTCTATGTTCTGTCATCTGCCTGGCTGCATGGTGAGGCAAACCACAACGCAGAGGAAGGCACCGCTGACCTTGAGTTTCACGGTGAAGAGGGAGGTTACCAGTAATGAAAGAGATCCAGCTTACAACCGCTGTGCGGGCCCACGGCGAGGATTTGTATGTGCTCGAGCTTCGCGAGCCTACCGGGAAAGACGTTCGGGAACTGGGCTTCCCATACGTTACGACCGGCGACGCGGGCATCAAACTTGATGCAGGGGTCATTGCTAAATATGTTTCCCGCCTGGCAGGCATCCCTTTGAGTTCGGTTGACGCTATGTCTCCCGCAGATCTGAACAGCATCAGTTGGGACGTGGCTGGTTTTTTCCTCGGGACATCAGCGCAGGAGAACTCCTGAATCATTACTTCGACTGCGCGAAGTACTGGGAAATAAACCCCTTCGATCTACTCGCCGAGCCGTTCTCGGCGTTAGAGCTCCTCGCCACCCAGGCCAACCGCATTAACAGAGAATCCAATGGCTGAATTTGAACTGAAAGCCCTGATCACCGGGGTCGATAAGTTATCTCCTGCGTTGTCCTCAATGCAGAAGAAGATTAAAGGTTTTCAGAAGGGTATTAAGTCCAGCGGGCTGGCGGATTTCTCTGTTGGCGATCTGGTGGGGGGCGGAGCTCTCGCCGCTCCATTCATTGCCGGAGCTAAAGCCGCGATTGATTTTGAGTCCCAGATGGCTGACGTACGCAAAGTGGTGGATTTTGACACCCCTAAGCAGTTTGCCGAAATGGGAGAGGACATCTTAAAAATGTCCGATCGCCTGCCAATGGCAGCCAACGATATTGCAAAGTTGGTTGCTGCTGGCGGACAGGCGGGCATTGCCCGGCAGGATCTTAAGCTATTTGCTGAGGACGCCATGAAAATGGGCGTTGCTTTTGATCAGTCAGCCGATCAGTCAGGCGACATGATGGCGAAGTGGCGAACCTCGTTCAAAATGACCCAGGGCGAAGTTGTGGCGCTAGCGGATAAAATTAACTATCTGTCCAACAATGGCGCTGCGAACGCGCAGCAGATCTCCGACATCGTTACCCGAATTGGACCGCTGGGTTCTATTGCTGGAGTTACATCGGGTCAAATCGCCGCGCTTGGTGCGACAATGGCCGGTGTAGGTGTTGAACAGGAGGTAGCCGCGACAGGTATCAAGAATTTCATGGTCGCCCTTACTGCTGGCAAAAGCGCCACTAAACAGCAGCAGGCTGGTATGAAAGAGCTTGGCCTGTCATCTACAAAACTTGCAGCGTCTATGCAGAAAGATGCCCAGGGCACGATGCTTACTGTCCTGCAGCAAATTTCTAAACTTGATAAAACCCGCCAGGTTGCCGCTTTTAACGTGTTATTTGGCAAGGAGTCAATGGGGGCAATAGCTCCCCTGTTGGCCAACTTGGATCTGTTGAAGAAAAACTTCAACATGGTAGGCGACGCATCGCAGTACACCGGCTCGATGCAAAAGGAATATGAAGCGCGTGCGGCCACTACTGCTAACCAACTGCAATTACTCAACAACCAGGCTACACATGCTGGTGTTGCTTTGGGGAATGCGCTGTTGCCCCAAATTAACGCCAGCGCCAGAGGAATGATGCCCCTCATTAATAAGGTGACGGATTTTGTATCCCGGAATACGGGGATGGTAAGGGCATTGCTGGGTGCCGCTGTCGGTTTTACAACGCTTAAGCTGGCAGTGATGGGGGCCAGTGTAGCCTTAAAAGTGATGTCATTCGTCGCTAGTGCTTCTCCGGTTGGACTTATCGTCCGTGGAATAGCTCTTGCTGCCGGGCTGATCATTGCAAACTGGGATGCCATTGGTCCTTATTTTAAAAAACTTTGGGAAACGATCGGTCCTTACTTCGATGCAGGATGGGCATTATTTCAGAAGGTTTTCAGATGGACTCCTCTCGGTATGGTCATCAACAACTGGGGACCGGTTGTACAATGGTTCCAGGATATGTGGGCGAAGCTGAAACCTATAATTGAGTGGTTTACCGACGGTGCCAGTGAAACAGTGGCAGCAGCCAATGCCGCGCAGTGGGGGGCCGGTGGTTACGGTGCTTATGGTGCGGGGGTGGCAAGTACAGGCTATAACCCATATCAGATTAAGCAGGGACCTTCTGCTCAGCCTCAGGGAACGGTGACAGTACAGTTTGAAAATGCTCCTCCGGGAATGAAGGTGACTGAATCACGATCATCTGGCATTGATGTAAACCACGATGTCGGTTATACCCGTATTGGTAAAATCGGGATGGGCGGCTGATAACATGTTGCCGCTGTCATCGTGCTGGTAATGTACCTTTAGTTAAGTACAGGGAAAGATAATGAGAGTTTTTGCGACAATGCTTGCCTTGCTATTGGCGGTTCCACTGACAACCTTTGCTAAGCAAAATCAGGCCACCTCCTTTGTTAATGATATAAAGACTGCTGCTGATGGAAATGGAGAAATCAACGCATCGATTGATATCGAATGCCCTGCTAAGTCAGCAAGCGGTAAAGTAATAATTTCTAAAGCATCATATGATTTTGATAAATCAGTGGGCGCTTTTGTTTTCCAGAATACGGATGACACTCCAGCAAGAATGTCCTCGCTTAGCCCTGAGTTTAAAGATGGTGACTTTACTTCGAACATAATTACAGGGATGGCTTTTACTTTTAAAATGCCAAATGGACAATTTTTCGTTGATATATTCAAAAATGGAAAAGCAAGAGCAGGGGTAAATAAGAGCGGCCAATCTGGCATAAACTGGATTCAATGCAAAATAGTTAAGCCTGTTTAGTATTTTCATTATGACCAACCAAACCCCGCCAATAGGCGGGTTTTTTGTTTCTGGAGATGGTATGGCGTGGAAAGACCGATTGCAAAACGCCTCGTTTCGCGGCGTCCCGTTCAAAGTTGAGGATGAAGACTCCACCGGCGGGCGCCGGGTTGAAACCCACGAATATCCAAATCGCGACAAACCCTATACAGAAGACCTCGGTAAGGCCACGTTCCGCGCTTCCATTACAGCTTATGTAATCGGGGATGACTGTTTCGAACAGCGCGACGCGCTGAGGGAGGCGCTGAATAAACCGGGCCCGGGCACGCTGATTCATCCAACCTTTGGTGAGCTCAGCGTTTGTGTTGATGGTGAGATCAGGATCAGCACCTCCAGGACGGAAGGCCGAATGGTCCGCTTTGATCTGCGATTCGTGGAGTCTGGCGAACTGGCTTACCCAACATCAGGCGCGGCAACCGCCCAGATGCTCGAATCCTCATGCTCCGCGTTCGACAGCTGCATCAGTGATGCATTCGACGGGTTTGGCATGGATGGCATGGCTGACTTTGTTCAGCAGGATGTTATTGGCCAGGCCGACGGAATGATTGGCTACGTCTCAGATGCCATGAAGATGATCGATGATGGCGTTTCCGCGGGAGCGCGACTTCTCCAGGGGGATATCTCAGTGCTGCTTCCCCCTCCGTCATCAGGGAAGGGCTTTATTGAGTCGCTGCAAAAAATGTGGCGAACGGGCAACCGGCTGTATGGCAATTCCAGCGACCTGATCACAATGGCAAAAACCCTGTCCGGCATCAGCCTTGGCAAAGACCTGGCGCCCAGAGGGGTGTGGAAAACCGACAGCCAGAGCACCAGGTCTAAAACAGAGCAGCGAAACTATGTCGCGAGCGCGATCCGGACGACAGCCTTAAGCGAGGCCGTTTACACCGTAACGAGCCTGCCTGCGCCGTCTGCTGTTTCCTCCACTGGATCTTCCGGGCAAAGTCCCACGATAGTGGCAAATGTCTCTCACACGGCGTTGAACAACGCGCCGACAAACACAGTCACTCCTGATGCGCCTTCATGGGATGAACTCACTGCAGTTCGCGACAACCTGAACCAGGCAATCGTGAAAGAGATGGAGCGGACGACTGACGATCGCGTTTTTACAGCGCTGCGCCGCCTTAAATCAGATCTGAATACTGACATTACGCAACGCCTGCGGCAGACGGACAAAACCGTAACGGTACTGCCCGCTGGAATAGAGCCTGCCGTCGTTCTGGCGGCGCGTGTCTACGACGACGCCAGCCGGGCCACCGAAATTGTTCAGCGCAACGGTATTGCGCACCCCGGATTCTTACCTTTGCAGCCACTTAAGTTATCGACGCGCCAGCTGGCTTGGCGGGTTAACCAACTTACCGATCAGGACCAGCTCTATACGGTTAAGACCAGCGACTGGCTGCGGTGGGCGATCGCGGTGGAGAAAGCCTGTTCATTAGGATTTTAGGAGTCAGCATGCCCCAGTTTACTGAAGCCGATTCAGCGGTTAACCGCCTGAATGCAGCCGTTTCGGCATTTGAAAAAGTATTGACTGAGCCGGAAGGTACGGTGGTCGAAATGCCAGTAGGCGCGGCACAGCCGAGCCTGGCAGAACGGCTAAAGCGCGCTATTGATTCAGTCACAGTGAAGCCCGCTCAGGCGGCTTCACAGGCAACGACAGCAGCTCAACAAGCCCAGGCCGCGCAGCAGTCGGCCGCACAAAGCGCAGCTGATGCTGCGAACTCGGCCGCCGCCACCGGATACGTCGCACCACCATTCCCGGATGTGTGGGCTCCGCTCAACGATGACCTTCGGCTGCTGGCCGGGTTCGCTCCGGCAGACACAATCCCTGGCACCAGTTATACGTTGCCGTCGAAGTCGATGTCGTTTACCCGCGCAAGCACGGCGACATATATTGATAAGTCAGGGGTGTTGCGCACTGCCGCTATTAACGAGCCTCGTTTCGAAAAAGAGGGTTTATTGATTGAAGGGCAAAGTACGAACCTTGCTCTTTATTCTGGTGACTTGTCCAACGCATGGTGGCCGAAAACACGCAGTAGTGTGATAACTGGGTTTGACGCGCCGGACGGTAGTAAAAGCGGCTGCAAGCTTATTGCCAATACAGAGGCTTCTTCACATTACATCAGTAAACCCTATGTAGTGGCTGCAAACACAGTTTATTGCTGGAGCATATTTGTAAAGGCGGGGGAATATACTAACTGTAGATTAAACTTTTCAGGAGTTGTTACAACCGACGCAATGACGTGCGACTTCGATTTGACTGCTGGTATTGCAAAAGCTGCCACTGCAAATGCTAAACCCTCAATAACACCTTTAGGAAACGGGTGGTATCGAATTACAGCCACATCAGAATCCTTCACTACTTCTGGATCCGCAAATTTCAACATTTGGATTACAGATGGTTCTGGTGCCTCTCAAGGTGCGGGCGATGATGTTAAAGGATTTTATGTATGGGGTGCGCAAATTGAAGCCAATGATTTACCAACGAGCTATATTCCAACAATAGCTTCGACGGCTACAAGAGCTGCCGAAACCAATGTAAGCCTACAGGTGTCAAATAACTGTGGATATTACAAAGTTGGTGATCGCTTTAATCGTACAGTTGCTTTCGAATTAACTGTAAATGGGTTTTCTCCAGGCGCCGCAGGTTACTTTGATATTTTAAGATGTTCTGGCGTAAGTGCCGACATCATATTAAGAGCTGGCAGCGACAGGTTGTCATCCTTTCGCAGTAGCGGCAATATTTCACCTTCAATCAGTGCGAGCTATCCATTAGCCCGGCAGATGTTCGTTGAAACCATAGACACCAATGATAAGTTGACCGTCTATTACGGAGGGCAATCCGGTTCCAGAACAGCCCCACCGACCAATCCTGATGGCATTCCAACGTCGATTGATTTCAGTTCGTCATCACGAATTGTTTATCACATTCGCAATTTCCGTATCTGGCATCGTGTTTTATCCGACATCCAAATTAAAGGACTCCGCTAATGAAAGATTTATTTTTGCGTTTTACTGACGCCGATGAAATGCGCCAGCAGCTAATGGTGGCGGGGTTTATTGCTGATGAAGAGGGGGGTGGCTTATATCACCCTGATATCAGCTTGGATATAGTGGGCATTATTACTAACACCATTGGCGACGCAGAGTCGGTTGAATATGTCACCGAACCAGGCTATCACGTAAATCTGCGTGTAATTAAAGATGAGCTCGACCTATCAAAATTAAATGACTTCGTCGTGACCCCGAAAACACCTGCTCGTGTCTGGGCCTGATTATGGATGACAACGTAACACTGCGGGTCAATAGTAGGGAGTGGGGCGGCTGGACATCGGTCAGGATCGGCGCGGGCGTTGAGCGGCTGGCCCGGGATTTTAGCGTCGAAATTACCCGGCAGTGGCCGGGTGAAAACGGCGACTCTCTCCGGCCAAAAGTGAAAGGTGGAGATCGGGTCGAAGTTCTTATTGGGACCGATTTGGTGATCACTGGCTGGGTGGAGTCGACCCCCGTTCGCTATGACGCCCGCTCTGTCCGCGTTGGAATCAGCGGACGCAGTCTGACAGCAGATCTGATCGACTGCGCCGCAGAACCGAGGCAATTCAACGGGCAGTCGCTGGTTCAGGTGGCCGCCGCGCTGGCTAAGCCGTTTGGTATTGATGTCATTAATTCCGGTGCGCCCGCCGACGTAATTCCAGGCGTGCAGCCGGATCACGGCGAAACGGTTATCGAGGTACTGAATAAGATGCTGGGCCAGCAGCAGGCGCTGGCATATGACGATCCAAGGGGCCGCCTGGTGATTGGCGGGATAGGGGCTACGCGGGCGCATACCGCGCTCGTTCTCGGCCAGAACATTCTCTCCTGCGATACCGAGAAAAGCATCAGGGACCGTTTCTCAACGTATCAGGTATCCGGACAGCGCGCCGGGAATGATGACGATTTTGGCGCGGCCACCACAACCGCTCTCCGGGCAAAAACGGAAGATGCCGGGATCGGGCGGTACCGGCCAATGGCCGTTCAGCAGACAGGCCAGGCGACGGGGGCCAGTTGCATCGCGCGCGCTGATTTCGAAGCACGTCAGCGCGCCGCCCGAACTGACGAAACAACCTACACCGTCTGGGGGTGGCGTCAGGGTGACGGCTCGCTCTGGCAGCCTAACCAGCGTGTAATCGTTTTTGACCCCGTCTGCGGGTTTAACAATCGTGAATTGCTGATATCGGAGGTGTCGTTTACCAAAGACAGTAATGGCACGATCACCGAATTGCGCGTCGGCCCGCCTGATGCGTACCTGCCGGAACCCGCCGATCCTAAACAGCGGAAGAAGAAAAAATCTGCGGAGGCCCCTTTCTGATGCGTAATTTTCAACAACTGCAGCGGCAGCTGCTTAGCCTGATTTGCCGTGCGGTGGTCGGCAGCGTTAAACCTGGTTCTAAATGTCAGACTGTGGATGTTGAGCTGATCGCAGGTGACCAGAAGGGTGGGATTGAACATCTGGAGCCGTACGGGTTTACCTCACATTCGAAGCCAGGTGCTGAAGCTCTTATTCTGTTTCCTGACGCCGATCGCTCACATGCTGTGTCGGTCGTTGTGTCTGACCGCCGCTATCGCGTCCGGTCCCTTAAGCCCGGTGAAGTCGCTATTTATGACGATCAGGGGCAATCAGTCACGCTTACACGGACCGGCATCGTCGTTGACGGCGGTGGAAATCTCATAACCTTCCGGAACGCGCCGAAAGCCCGATTCGAAATGGACATCGAATCGACAGGTCAGATCAAAGACCACTGTGACACCTCCGGCATCACGATGGCGGCTATGCGCCTTGCTTACAACGGTCATAAACACAAAGAGAACGGTAACAACACAGACGAGCCGGACAGACAAATGGGGACGTAAATATGGACCTGTGGTTAACCGTAAACGGGGTAAGCGTTTCAGCGAGTGCCCCTATGGATTTACTCACCCGCGCTGTCGTGATCTCTCTCTTCACCTGGCGCCGCGCACAGCCGGATGATAATGCCGATCAGCCTAACGGTTGGTGGGGTGATACCTGGCCGGCTGTTCAGAACGACCGGTATGGATCACGCCTCTGGTTGCTCCAGCGTCAGAAGCTGACGAACCGGACCGCGCTGGTCGCCAGGACATATATCACCGAAGCGCTGCAGTGGATGATTGACGACGGCGTGGTTTCAAAAATTGATCTCATGATTCAGCGTACTGGCATTAACGAACTGGGTAACAGCATTACGCTGTGGCGCTACAACCAACCCACGACGATTTCTTTTGACGATCTATGGAGTGCGATCACTAATGGCTGACAGCGAATACCAGCGCCCGACGCTGGCAGAAAATATCAGCATGCTCCGTACTGACCTCTTCGCCAGGCTTGATGTGAATGACACTATCAGGCGCATGGACGAGGATGTGAGGGCAAAAGTGTATGCGGCCGCGCTGCACACAGTTTACGGTTACATTGATTATCTGGCGCAAAATATGCTGCCGGATAAGTGCGATGAAGCCTGGCTGGAAAGGCATGCAGCAATGAAGCGTTGCCCCCGAAAAAGTCCTGCCGCGTCGACAGGATTTATGCGGTGGGATGGTGTGACAAATGGCATTACCCTTAAAGCCGGGGCGGTTGTTCAGCGTGACGATCTGATTCAGTACATCACCACAGCAGACGCGACCAGCGCAGGCGGCGTTCTACGTGTGCCACTGGTATGCAGTGTGACCGGGCGCCAGGGTGATGTTGACGATGGCGCTTCGCTGTATCTGGTCACACCGGTCAATGGCCTGCCGTCTGCTGCCGCGGCGGATTCTGTTGCTGGTGGCTTTGATATTGAGGATCTGGAGACGTGGCGCGCCCGTGTGCTGGAGCGTTACTACTGGACTCCGATGGGTGGTGCCGATGGCGATTACATTGTCTGGGCTAAAGAGGTTCAGGGCATCACCCGGGCGTGGACGTACAGGCACTGGATGGGGGCCGGTACGGTGGGAGTGATGGTGGCCAGTGATGACCCCATCAATCCGATACCCGATGCTGCAACTATTGCCGCGGCAAAGGCTCACATTGCTCCGCTGGCGCCTGTTGCCGGTGCTGATCTATACCCGTTCGCACCTGTCGCCCATTCCGTCGATTTCAGAATACGCCTGACACCTGACACCCCAGAAGTACGGGCAGCGGTGACGGCAGAGTTGCGCTCGTTTCTGCTGAGAGACGGCTACCCGGAAGGTGAACTGGAACTCTCCCGGATAAATGAGGCCATCTCCATCGCTACCGGCGAACATAGCCATGTACTCGTAGCGCCGGCGGCCAATGTAAAAATCGCTAAAAACGAGCTGGCCGTACTGGGAGCGCTGTCATGGACGTAACAGATGATGACTACATAAATTTGATGTCGGCACTGCTGCCTCCCGGACCGGCGTGGTCAGTTGGGGATCCGGCCATTATTGGTGCCGCACCTTCTCTGAAGAGGGCTCACCAGCGCGCTGATGAACTGATGCTGGAGATTGATCCGCGCACCACCACTGAACTGATAAATCGCTGGGAAACATGCTGCGGACTTCCCGATGAGTGCATCCCCAGTGGCATGCAAACTCTGCTGCAGCGCCAGCAGCGTCTCGACGCAAAGGTCAATTTAATCGGAGGCATTAACGAGACGTTTTATCTCGGACAACTCGCCGCCCTGGGCAAGCCGGGCGCGACGATCACCCGATATAACAAGGGCCCGTTCAAATGCACGTCCGCTTGTACCGAGGCGGTATATTCCACCGAGTGGCGTTATTACTGGCAGGTCAACATGCCAGCCTCGACAGATGCCACCTGGATGACATGCACAGATGACTGTGAGACGCCCGTTCGTTACTGGGGCGACGCGGTCGCTGAGTGCGTCATTAGTAAACTCTGCCCATCCCACACCTACGTCATTTTCAAATATCCGTAACCGGAGAAACTATGCATCGTATCGACACACCAACTGCGCAGAAGGATAAATTCGGCGCGGGAAAGAATGGCTTCACCCGTGGTAATCCACAAACAGGTACGCCTGCCACTGACCTTGATGATGATTTTTTTGACATGCTTCAGGAGGAAATGGCCGGGGTTGTTGAAGCGTCAGGAATCGCCCTGGATAAATCAAAACGCAACCAGTTGCTGGCTTCACTGAATAATCTTTTCTTAAGCCGCACAGCTGATATACCTGGTCGTCTTCTGAATGTGAAGGTGATATCTGCCTCAGGAACCTACACCCCGACAGCCGGCACGAAATCAATAATCGTTGAATCCATTGGAGGCGGTGGCGCCAGCGGAAACCTCACAGCTACGGGGGCTACCGAAAATGCGATCAGCGCCGCTGGTTCAAACGGTGCGTATGCTAAAGCTCGCTATACCAGCGGATTCTCATCCGTTGCCGTTACTATCGGTGCGGGTGGAACTATCCTCGGCGGCGGCGGTGGTAATGGTGGTGATGGCGGAACCACATCATTTGGCAGTTTACTGGTATGCCCTGGCGGTAAAGGTTCCCGTGCCGGCACAGCAAAAGTGCCACCATTCAACGAAGGGGCCGCACAGCCTTCTGCCGTGCCTACCGGTTCTGGCATTTTGATATCCAGCAAAGGTCCATACTCAACATGGCCAACGGTGGTTGCCCTGGGGATGGGTAGCAATTTTGCAAACTCGATTAGTTCCCCCTTAGGTGGCTACGGGCTGGGTGGTGATGGCGTTGTAAATAATACATCATCAGCCTCGCAGAACGGTCAGGCTGGTTCTTCAGGTTGCGTCATTGTGTGGGAGTACGCGTGATGGAAATGGCAACTTACGCAGTAGTTGAAGACGGTCAGGTGACCAATCTCGTCGCCTGGGATGGGGAAGCAGACTGGCGGCCAGATGAAGGTGCGGCTGTACTGGTTACAGGTGCATGCGGCATAGGCTGGCTATATGCTGGGGAGAGCTTTATTGCGCCAGTTGATGATAAACCGTCCATTTAAATAGCAATTAGCTTACTCACCATTGACAATGGAGTGTGGTTGGAGATGGGTAAACCAGTTGAAGGAAAATCAGACGGAAGTGGAAACTGGTTACGTGGTGATACTATCATCAATATTGAAGCCTTAGAGGCTGTGTTTTTTAAATGTTGAAAGGAAATGCCTCGCAACAGGATACCTTGGAAGATGGGCCGTTTCAGATACTCATGGCGCTGGATTCTAATGGAACAGGCCGCGAAACGCGGCCTTTATTTTAAAACTTAATTAACGTAACGTTTTCTATGTCATAAATTGAGAATATATTATTCCTTAACACTGGCTCTCTATTTGAAAATGATTTTAAAATACGTTCTCTAGTATCACTATCTGGATATGAAAAATCATTTAAGCCAGCCCTTATAAGCATGAATCTACCTCCGTCATAGCCGTTACTAAAAGTATCTAAAATCATTTTGTCAGAGAATGGGTATATCATTCTAATTATTTGCGCAGCATTGGAGCGGGGTGATTCTCCCGTTATAAATAAATTTTCATTTTTAGATAGATCTAATGAATCAAGGGAGTTAACTATTCTTGATGCAAGCCTGGTTTTATTGTTGAATTCTTCCGTATTTGCATTTACCATGGCAGCGTTAAATAAGAAAAAACCAATATAAAATATAAAAACAGAAACAAAGCTAATTTTTTTATAAATATCACTGTTACACTTTTGCAACGCTAAAGCAGGAATTATCAATAGAATATACATTAACCCTCCGAAACCTATATAAACTCTAGGCATAAATGAAGGGTTAGCACTAAACATACTTACGCCTGGAGCAAATGCAACACCAGCAAAGAAAATTGTTATTATTGATGAAAGAACCAATAGCTTCCTTTTTGAGTTTAAAACTATCAAATACGATGAAAATAAAAATAAAAATGAAGATATAATAAAGCTAACAATTAGAGGTGAGTGTAAAATTTCTTGTATATAGCCGTATGCCTGAGTGAAGTTATCTATTAACTTCTGCGCTCCCTGAATGGATATGCTAAGCGGCTTGTTGAAGTTAGAGAAATAATACCCAATGCTGGTCGCAGGTATTACTACGCGTAGATATATTGCCATGGCCATAAATAGAACCATGACTCTCATGGTTACATTTGCTACAGCTAACTTAAAAGAGGCGTTGCTATTTAATAGCATTAAAAGTTCTATTGCAGAAAATATTATATATAATGATACTGATGCCTGATACATTGACAGGCTAACATTCAAAAATATGACGGAAAGAACAATTCTTGCTATTTTGTTTTTTATTTTTAAAAAAGGAGAAATTGCTGCACATACGGACAAAACCATAAAAAAAGAATCATACCTATAAGATAGATTGCTTGAAAAAAATGGGTTGCATATAATTGAAAGTCCAACGGCAACGCCAATATAACCTCTTATATTAAAGGTTTTTTCTATTACATGTAAGGATATAAATCCATAAACCAGTATAGCCATAATTAGGGGTATGGGGAAGAAGTCTGGTAGCACTGGGCCCAATGATAAGCCTTTGTATATTAAGTCTGCCAGTGGGCGTCCATCTCCACTCCATCCGTAATATCCTATAACTGATCTAAACATATCGTCATTATAGTAAAACCCAGACACTAAATTAGGTGCTATGTATAGCAAACATAAAGCAATAAGTATTTTTTGATTCTTACCTATCATTTCTGACATCCTTTCTTAATAAGGTACCTTGGTCTTTTTTTAGTTTCAATGTATATTCTTCCAATGTATTCACCTAGAATGCCTATACCAATTAACTGAACCCCTCCAAGAAACAAAATTGATACAAGAAGTGATGGATAACCTCGAACAGGATTTCCAAAGGCGATTGTATTGAAAATCATCCAAACACCATATGTGAATGAAATACTTGCGACGACAAGTCCTATATATGTCCATATGCGCAAAGGGAACGTAGAAAAACTGGTTATACCTTCTAATGCAAGGTTCCACAGTTTCCAGCCATTAAATTTTGAACTCCCTGCAATCCTCTCAGCTCGCGCATATTCAACAACGTCTATTTGTCCGCCAACCCATGAGAGAATTCCCTTCATGAAAAGGTTCCGCTCAGGGAGCAGTTTTATATTTTCTACAATCTCTCGCGACATAAGTCTAAAATCGCCAACGTTTTCTTCGATCTGAGGGTTGCTTATTTTGTTATGAAGCTTATAGAACCACTCAGCAGACTTTCGTTTTAATCTTCCATCAGTTGATCTGTCTGTTCGCTTAGCAAGAACCATGTCGGAACCTGCTTGCCATTTTTCAATAAGGCGAGGTATTACATCAATCGGATCTTGCAAATCTACATCAATTGGTATAATGGCGTCACCAGTAGCACGGTCAAGACCTGCAAATAGCGCAGGTTCTTTTCCAAAGTTACGAGTGAAAGATACTGGAACGACTAGAGGATCAGCAATAGAAAGAGCATCGATTATTGATTCTGTAGCGTCCTTGCTTCCATCATTAATGAATACGATCTCTATTTCGTACTCTTTTAACTCTTTAAATTCACGAACGGTCTGATAAAAGATCGGTATAGTATCTTCTTCATTATAAACTGGTACAACCAAAGAGATTTTCATTTCGCATCCCTAAAGACAATGAATTTAGAGTAAATAAAACCGCATACAAGGCTAATAACAGAAAATGCAACAAGGGTTACAAGTGGGGGCAACCCGCACGTATCAGCAGCCCAACCAACAGTAGCACTCAATGTCCCCATGAATCCGACGTAAAGCATGTATCGTGTAGTCGTGGTGGATGCGTTGAATGTGAATTTTGCATTGGCATAAAAACTAAAAGAAACTGCGATGACAAAACCTGCGAAGTTCGCCAATGCTTGGTTTGTGTGCAGAGCGTAGATACAAATAGCAAACACAACCCAATGGATCATTGTGTTGATTATGCCGATTGATGTGTACTTAGCGAATAGCTTTAACATTATAAAAATCAGTGAATTCTTAAAGCCCGAGAGTTTAGCATCCGAAAGAGAAATGATCGACCAATCGATTTTGATGTGAAACAAAAATGGGACACAAAAAAAGCCCTGCATCGGCTTGCAAGACTTTGTATTTGTAGTTGGGAGACGAACTGACGGCCACATGAAGGTGAAGCTGTTCTGGTTACAGGCGCATATGGCATAGGCTGGCTATACGATGGGGAGAGCTTTATTGCGCCAGTTGGCGATAATCCGGCCATTTAATTGGCAATTAGCTTAACCACCTTGATCTGCACTTGCTTTAAAACTACTGTATATAAAAACAGTAAAAGGAGTGCAGATCATGCCCCGCAAATCAGACATTCACAGCGCATTTGTCGCTGCCATACAGCAAAACCCAAAAGGTTATCAGTGCCTTCATACGAATGACTTCATCCGGGAGTTGCGCGCCAGGAACTGGCATTTCAGCCAAAAAGACGCCAACGAGTGGATACAGCGCTACCAGCCAGATTTCACGGATAAGACAACTGACGGAACCGACAATCACTACTGGATCCTGCGCAACATGGGGAGGGTTCACTAATGGGCTTTCCTTCACCGGCTGGCGATTACGTAGAGCAGCGATTTTCACCGGCCAGCATGTGCATAACGAATACCAGCCGCATCCTGGAAACATCATCGGGCTATGCAATCATCGAGCCGGTCACCCGACTGGTACAGAATCAAGTCCTGCTGATTTTGTCTGGCGGCCGCACTCAGTTTGCCCGGGTAATGGGCAGGGCGCTGATTTGTGATGATGGTGAAGCGATCGAGGGTGAGGCTCTGGACGGCGTGACTGTAATCGGGCCAGTGACGGCGCTGATCAATGCAGTGGGGCGGGACGACGACTGCCCGGTTCCGTAAGGTATTCCGACGGGGGTTTTACCCCCATTTTACCCCAAAGCTACCCCAGCCAGATTACAGGCATAAAAAAACCAGCCGTAAGAGGCTGGTTCTTCTGGGATTTTTTGGTCGGCACGAGAGGATTTGAACCTCCGACCCCTGACACCCCATGACAGCACGCTACCATGATAATCAAGGCGCTGCGGACCCTAAAATAATTTTCCATAGTCCACGATATCCATCTACAGACCATCCGCCATACATAACTATCCCTACACGCTGCGTGTGTCCGGTGATTCCATGATCGGCGCCGGTATTCTCGATGGCTCTTTTCTTCTTGTCGACTTCAGCCTTATGCCCCAGCATAACGATATTGTCGTCTTTAACATCGTGGGCGTGTCTGGTTTCTACAAAGATTCCCGCACAACGGGCGGGAATCGGGTAAGCTTGAACGGCATGACATTGCCGCGCTAGTTTAAAAAGGGATAAACTTCAAAAGAAGCCCATAAGTCATTGTTAAGTGCCAGCAAACCTACGGAGATATAGGATAATATCGCAAGTGCTCCTGTAAAATAAAGTATGGTTTTCTTTAACTTTTTCCACAGAATTAGAGCTGGAATCGAAATTACGGCTATCACACCCATCTGGTAAAAAAATTGTTTGGCAATGTCACCATCACTCCAAGGGTATATAAAAACATAAGGGGCAAAAAGTATTAAATGGACAACTCTAAGTATAAACCCTATACCTGCCCCAGGTATTGCAAAAAAACCTCCGGCGCTTTGTAATAAAAAACTTGCCCTCAGGCCGGGAATAAGAATAAAAAAATTAAGAATAGCCCAGAATGTTAATATTATCGTGGCATAGCCAAAAAGAGTGCTTAACCCAGATTGACCGGCAACTGCTGTAAACTGTGGCGTCTGGTAAGACTGGCTCGGCTGACTAACTGATTTGCTGGCATCACATGCATTTTGCCAGCTCTCTGCATTTTGTGCCTGCCATCCATGATCATACTGTTTAAACGGCCTGTCACTGGTAACATACTTGCCTTCATCATCTTGCCTAACACCCATATTTAAGCCCCATTATTTTTATTCATGCCGATATGTGTAGTTGTACGACTTATACTTAACGGAATGTCCGATCCCGTAGCTGTTACACTTGATATGATAACGCAATATGGCCTATACGGAAGAGAACAATTACAGCAACAATTTCCTCCAGCATACGGTTCAGCTTCTCCCGATCGCTTTTACTGGCGTCACTGTTTAAGCCGTTCGCCTGCATCGGCTTAACCTTAACCTCTGCTGCGGGAAAGATCCGGTGCACCCGCTTCGTTAGCTCATTTAAAATTATTTCTCTGGCACCTTTTAATCCTTCAACATTCCGTTTGTCGTACACCAACTCAACGAACAT